TTATCTGGCGCTTTGATCATTGAGGTTTCGAGTGTTACACCCTCAATAACGACTCGTGGCCTCAGTAGCAGGTTAGCAGCACGGTAAGTTTTAGCCTTGAGCTTAACAATGCCGCCACCTTGTGCGTAGACGTAATCAATAGCCGCCTGTATTGCCGCTGTGTCGTCGGTAAGGCCGTCTCCCTCAGCATCGAACTGCTCAGCCGTGACATTAACTGTTGCATCCTTGAGCGTCCCGCCAGCTTCCATGCCAATCATTGAACTACCGGATGCGCCAGCCAGCATGGTCTTGAGCGCCGCATCTCCAATTCCCACCCACGCCCCAATCCCAACCCCGCCAGTTGACTCAGGATTCGATGCTGCTGGAACATCTTTTGGCAAATCACCGGACCAGTAATACCAGCTTTTGCTATTCTCATCCCAGATAAAATCAGATCGAGAAGCCAGCGCTGCACCAGCGGAAAACGTATTGGAACCGTCAATGAAACCAGTCAGTTTTTCATTAACTTCATCTACTGAAGGCACATCAAGGTTGGCTCGCGCCTGGGATGCGTTAGTAAGTTCTGAAAGGTTGTTTTTGGCTCGAAGGAAATGAGTTACCGCAAGTTTCTGGTCAGTGCTGTTCTGGTTAATCAGAAGTTGTGCGGTGTCTACTGTGTCTGTTGCTGCTGGTAAATCGGTTAATTTAACTTTCTGCTCGGCCATTTATGCAGTCCTGTACCATCCGGCAAGTTTAACGTATTGGTTAGTTACGGAGAATTGAGCGCCGTCGCCTGTGCTTCCGGTATCACCCTTCACAGGGTGGTCATGAGCACCAATGGCAACGGTATGGGCATGCTGATAACTAGATGTGCTTGTAGATTGAGAAGAGCTGATGTCGTCGCTGCTTCCGTCCTGAGAACCACCTGTCCATTTGCCAACGCTCTTCAATGGAACGGTGTGGCCATGAGTATCCTGGCTTGTGTTTTTTGTCCCGTAGTCAAACTGACCGGTTCGTAAATCTACCGGATGGGAATGAGGTGGAAGATTGGAGTTCGTTAGAGTTACAGAATCGCTGCCACCCTGTTGGAGAACATCACTTCCAGTGCTATTGGCGAGGCGAATAGTCTTACCTGCGCCTGGAATTCTTGCCCACGTAGAGTCCTGCCAGATCGAATTGGGGTTAACGTCGTTTGCGAACCACTCGACCTTTCCAATCGGATAACGCATGTTGAATAAGGCTGAGGCAAGGGCGTCAAGAGTGATTGACCGGTCATTGCCGTTCTGATTGATGTGCATCAGGTCTGTTGATTCAGTATCTGATGCTGAGGGCAAATCAGTAAGGTACTTGAGAATAATATCAGCCATTAAGCCCCCTCAAGCGCTGTTACGCGAGCCTTTAGATCTGTTATTTGCGCGTACAGATCGTTAAGCAGTGTATTGAGGTGATTTGCGGCGAGCTTACTTCCTGCTGAGATAGAACCATCTGGCATACGAACGGGAGGAGCAAAACCGCTCGCGAGGATTTCATCAGGTACTGGTTCTTTATTTTGTTGACCATCCACATAGGTGACGTCAGTTGCTGCAAAAGAGGTGATAGCCATTTAATTTCTCACTTAGGCATAGCGCCACAAAGCATCGTCCCGGTGACGCCATAGTCCCGGGAGAAGATAAGAAGATAATCGTCGTCATCAACGCCGAGATATGAGCCGTTTACTTCTAGTACGCCTGACACCGAGCCAGCCGCGTCAAGATATGAGCCAGCGATGAATACAGAACCACGGTTCAGTCCTAGAGCGGTGTCGGTATCTACCTGCATCGCGGTATTTGCACCGACCTGTAGCGCCTGACCTGAGTTTGTGTCTATCCCTGCAAGGGAAAAGCCGTTTAACCCATAATCGTGAGTTGAATAGGCCATGACGCCAGCAACAGAGGCGCGGTCGATGATGGCGTTGATATTGGTAGGCACATAAGGGCCGGTTGCGTGAACGCTGAATGCAGCAGGATAAAGCTCAACAATCTCGACATCAGCGCTTGATGTAGTGGTTGCCGTTACCACCATGACGTTATCTGGCGTTCCGCTAAAGGCTGTAGCCAGTTTCGCCTGCATGATTGCCCGGCGATAATCATCGTCAGACATTCCATCCCGGCCGACATCAACGTACTGACCAAATCTTTCCAGTTCTATGCCGTGCGCGTTGTATATGCTTTGCGTCAGGTAGATGTATTTGGCGCGCGCTTCTATTTCAGGGTGAAGTACACCAACAGCGGCAAAGAGATCGGGAACCTTTCCGCCCTTTTTAAGCCAGTCAGTAGGCCTCTGTCGTATCAGTGCGAGGAAATCGATATCAATCCATTCATCAGACACCTGTAACCTCCACATTGGCAGCGGAGAACGAAGCAAAGGAGTTTTCAGCGACTGAGATGTTGCTTTCGGCAAACGTGGTGCCGTCAGTGCTGACCGTAATTGTCATTTTCCCGATGCCGGTAGTATTGGCGTAGATGTAGCCATAAATGCGCTGAGTAATAACGTCATCACCCAAACCAAGGGTCGCACCGTAAGCCACGACGCCTTGCTTGATAGCGTCTACAACAGCCGCAGGTAATGGCTCCTCAGTATCCAGAAGGACAACGTCAACTTTGACGTAGATATTCACTTCTGTTGGGCGTGAGAAGTTAACCAGGTGGGGTCTTTCGTACCGGTCATACACAGTGATCGCAATCGAGCCGTATGTTGCTATACCTGCCCCTTTGTACTTCCAGATAGCGTCCGCGATGTCCTGCTCAAGCCCTCCAGAAACGATGGTGTGAATGGCTTTTGGTGGAATGCTGTCAACGGTCGCCATGGTGTCGTTTTCGATGACTTTTGCGAGGGTGACACCGCTTACTTCTGTAATGAGCCGCGTTTCAATCGCTGGAATGGTTGCCGCGCCGCCAGATGATGAGCGACTATGGTATAACCGTTGCCGATAATCTGTGTCTGATTCGCGATCTGAACCGGTAGCGCCCTGAACCAGGTTATTAACTCCAGTCCATCCAGTGATAGCACTCACAGGATTGTTGAGCCCGCCGACAGGTACGACTACCGGACCAGCCTCGGTCGCTTCGAAAATTGCCGGGGAACCAATCAACTGCCATGCCAGACCAGCACTTAGCGAAACTGCGTAACCTTCAATCAAGTTTTCAGAGGTCAGCCGGATAACTGAGCCATTCGCTGTTGCAGAGTACTGGCTGGTTGAGTCCACTACCTCCGCAAGACCGGTTGCGATTGTGTTTACTGTGTCACCCGTGACTTTGGTGTAGGTATGGTCAACGCCTGCAATCCGTACGGTGTAGATTGTCTGCGTGTTGTTAGATACCCTCACCTCGCCATCCAGAAGCGTTGAGCGCGAGATTGTGTAGTCTGCCGTTAGTCGGAACTGATAATTACCGAAAGATGCAAGAGAGCCGGCAGGAACAAGGCGTGATTCAGAGCCATAAATAACGGCGTTTACTTTTGTTGTGGTTTTACCATGACGCGTAATCCCACCCATCCAGTCACCAAGGGCATCAAGCGCGAACCCTTCAGCCGAAGCCAGAAACCGACTGGCCCATAGCTCTTCCTCTGTTTCAAAATGAATTGCGTTTTGCTCAGCTTCAATACCGATCCACTGACCAGTGGTCGAATCCGCCTCCCTGTTAATCGGCCCGACGACCGTCTCCATTGCATCACCGATTTCCTGAACCATCTCCGGTAATGTCGGCTTGTCAAAGCCTGTCACAGTAATGTAATCAGCCATACGCACCTTATTTCAGGTATAAAAAAGCCCCGCACACTGGCGAGGCATATTGAAGGGGTTATTTATCAGGGGTACTGCACCAACCCGTAATCAGTGTTGGCTGTAAACTCTATGCTCAGTTTTCTCTCTGCGCGGTCAAAGTTGTAGGTGAATTCAACGATTCCGGTCACACCTTCGACAGAGAGGATTTCTTTACGAATGGCTGATAGCCCACCATTCAGCGTTACCTGCTTTCCAAGAACATCCTGTAAGTACGGCGTTCCGAATTCGCTATCAAGGAACCACTCACCACGCCACAGGTTAAGCCTGAACTCTACCTGTTGCCTGACGCGTTCAGCTCCATCTACGTACTGAAGAAGGCCGTTAGTGAACGCGACTTTGTTATCTGTAAGTCTGAAATCTATCATCTTGGGCCTTATAATAAAAAAAACCTCCGAAGAGGGTTTAGTTAATCATCCAGTAATCCTGTTTTTTGCGGCGGTGGGTTATTTACCTTCAACACCCTGGCAATATCCGTCACTTCTTCGTCGATTGAACCAGTTCTGGTAGAAATCTTTTCCAGTAACTCAATGATCCGCTGCTGATTGTTGATGTGTTCCTGAATTTTCCAGTACCACAGGTTGAATTTGCGAAAGATAATGAAAAGAAAAATAACAATGACGAGTACTGTTAACAGGTTTTCCATGCTTTTCCTTAATTCATAGGGCCGTCGGTAACTCCACCGCCGTCTCCATTTTCGGGATGTTTATGTGAGCCTAATTTAATACCATTTATTACCACATCGCCAGTTACATTCATCGTTCCGTAGTAAGCGAAAGCTCCACCCTCACCACCATTAGCAGTGATGCCGTATTGAGCGGTGAGCATCTGGTTTACGGTTACTGCGCCGTCGAACGTGGAAAGCGGGGAGATTACATCAAAGCCGCCTGGCGCGTTTAAAGTCGCCCTCCCGTTCTCATCCAGCGCAAAGAATGCATCGCTGTAATATATCCTCATATCGTTATTGCCTGGTACAGCATCGCTGTAGCCACAGCCAGGGATAACGTATGAGTCTATAATATCGAATCGACGCGTATCATCGCTGCCGTCGATTGCCTGTTGGCAGACAATAAGCATGCATTGATCGCCCGGCATCACCGGACCCTTCACACCTGCCTGCCCGTTAGCAAACTGGGGCCACTGCATTCTCAGGCCAGACAGTACAGGATAAGGGTTAGAATCGCCGTCGGCGTATATCTTCTCTCCTACGGGCTTAACAGTCACTTTTCCTGCATCGTAACTAACCACGATACACGGCAATGCAGTGTTAACCGTGTCCAACTCTGAGCTAACCAGGCGGCGTAACGCTTCGACTACATCACTGTTATCAGCCATCAAATAAACCTCAATAGCGCTTCCACGCTCCATTCCTGACCGTGCGTGTCACCAGTGTAACGAGCTTCCTCAACCCTGAAGAACTCGCCCTCTATTCCCCGTGATTTCACCTGCACATAAGCGCCGGGGTAAATAGCTGGATTTAGCAGTGATTTAACCCTGTAGCCCTGCACCTCAAGAGTCACCCTGTCTTTAAGCTTCGCTGTTGGGTCTTCAACATCTACAACCGTCCTGACAATGCCTTTCTGGCCATATTTGATTCCCTGTTTGGCGGCAGTTTTCTCTGTCATCGTCTTTGCTTCCCGGCGCGGATATCCAATCATGCCGGTGTCTTTAGACAGCACAACCGCAGTGTCTGCATAGACGCCACCTTTTTTGATGATCTGAATTTCGCTATCCTGAGCACTCCACTCCAGCCCGAGATAATTACAGACCCTGTCCATGGCATCACGAACCCTGCCGTTGTAGGCATAACCACCTACATACTGTTTATCCTGAACCTTGCTGATGCTCTTCTTGATTGGCAGCCCGAAGTTCTTCGCCACCCCATCAAGCACGGTCATCGCTGAAGTATTTGGAGGGAAGGAAACACTTATCTTGGCGTCGCGTAAAGGTATGACGCTGTCCCTTAACTCCATTTCAGTGATGATGTCAGGGCCGTCCTGATACGTCAGACTTCTACATGTGGTGCCAGTGAAGATGGTGATAGCGCCAATATCGTTAACGTAACCGGCTTTGATGATGACCACGTTGTTTATGGTCTCCATCAGTGTGATTGTTGTCGGAGCGGCGTTGTAGATTTTGAGTGATGCTTCGTTAGCCGTTTTGCTGGCTGTTTTGGTGATATCGAACTCGAATCGCAGGTCTTTGATGCTTACTGCCTCTCCCTGAGGCTGACCCACGATAATTTCACCCGTTCGCAGAAACAAACTCATCTATTTCTTCCTTAGTGGCATACACCAGAAGGTGATCGCCTCCAATCGAATCGATGTCAGGACGCACCTTTTCACCATACGTACGGATGAAGTAGATATCCCCTGAGAAGTTATCGAAACTGAAGCTCTTCAGTAGCGGGTAGTTCTGAACAAGTTTCACTCCGGTTATGATCGGCAATGACTCACGGTCATAGATACCAAGTGACCAGAAGCCAAAGCGCTCATTCCATCTCAGGCGAAGCGAAACTGGTGTATCGTCAAAAACAGCCTGCAATGTCTGGTCAGTAAATCCAGCCTGAAAATTTAGTGGGGTCATGGGGTAACATTACCTATGATGTTGCCGAGATACTCCTGTAGCTTTCCGCCTGAACCGGATAATCCATCCAGAGCCTGACTCAGGATTGATCCCGTATTCTTACCAACATTTTTGGTTGGCGTTGCACGGTTAGCAGTTGCGGAGTCGGCTGAGTTTGATGTGCCGGCTTTAGCAGTAGTGCCATTACTGGTCGCATCCGTTTTCCTGACGCCTACACCGGGCGGTACCTCTGTAGTAGCCGTGCTGACGATATTTGCCTGCACCGCATCTATCGTAAAGTTGACCGCATCACCATCATCAACCCTTCGGGGGATGTTTATTCCCTGAATGAGCATATTTTCGTAGGTGTAGTTTTTGGTGTAAATGGTCACCAGTTCGTTGGAAAGATAAAGGGAGTCGAGCAGCTTGATAGCTGTGTTAACCCTGTCTTCACCGTCGAAACCTCTAGTGAGTGCGTTGGTAGCCTGAGTTAATACTCCCGTCACTGGTGCATTGCTTATCATGCCTGCAACGGTAATCTTTTTTGGCTGACGGATGATGTGATCTGATATTGGCGACCCGTTTTCTACGGGATTAATTGTCACATCGCGCGTCCACTCATGCGTTTCCTGGTCCAGCGTGTCGAACTCAAGATTGCCGACGCCCGGGTCATTAAGCCTGAAGGTGCTGTCGCCTGCTGAGTTCCAGAGGAAGCCAAGCACATCAGTTGCCATGCTAACCTCCAGTGTTGAAGTTTAAGGTATTGCCAAGCGCATTCCATCCGTAGCCACTGAATGCTGATTTAGCGCTGTCCTGAAGGAATTTAACCTGTTCATCAGACGTTCCGGCAGGGACTGAAATGTTGCCGATGTTAACGTCTATCTTCGGGCCCGCCGCTGCTGAAGGAGGCGGTAAGGAAAGTGACTGATAAACCGGGAGCAGAGCACTCCCGCTTTTGGCGTCCTGGTTAAAGCCTCGCATCCCGGCAAGCATATCTGACCACATTTTCGGCACATCAAATGCGCCGTTGGTCTGTGAATTACCCCACGATGCCCATTTACCTAAATCCTCAACAAGCCATCCTGCTTTTTCCTTCAGCCAAGGAGCAAATTTCGTGGTGCCTAACTGATCGCCCCACTCCTGTGCTTTGTCTTGGCTGGAGTTGAAGAAGTTGGCCAGATTATTGAGCACGTTCAGTGCCCACACGGCCATATCTTTCATGTCGGTCAGGGCTGACTTCAGCGTGTTAATGGAATCGGTGTACTCAGAAACCGGTCCTATCATGTCTCCCAGAAGCGATTTATTTCCATTTAGCCAGGAGTTTATATCCTCACCAACAAGGAACAGAGCAGCAAGTGCAGCTATCACCAAGAATACAGGGCTTGTGAGTGCGGTAAATGCTGCGGACAAGAGATAAACAGAACCTACAAGTCCTGCTGCGCCAAGAGCTACTCCGAGTAGTTTAACCGCATTCTCTGCGCCACCAAGAGCATCGATAACTGAGTCCAGTGCATACTCGATTTTATCAGCCATCCACAGGAACTTATTTGCCACCCATGTCACCGCTCCGCTGCTGCGGTTAAGTCTGTTGATAAACATCGACCATCTGTTATTTACCAGAACAAGCGCCTGACCAATGGTCATTGGTATCTGCTTGTACATCTTGTTGAAGTAATCACTCATGTTCATGGTGGCCTGGATTACTTCTTTGGTGGTCAACTTCCCTTCACTGGCTAATTTTTTCAGTTCTCCCCTTGGGTATCCCAGAGCTTTAGCCAGCTGGTCAAGATACTGCGGAGCAGCCTCTGCCATTGCTCTGAACTCATCACCCTGCAATGTTCCTGAGCCTAGCGCCTGAGAAAGCTGAAGAAATGCTGATGCCTGTTCTTGAGCGGTAGCGCCACCAACTACTAATGCTTGAGAAAGAGTTGATGTAACCTTTTCGACCTCTTCAGAGGTTTTAAGGTAGTCCTGCGCTGCGTTACCAATACGGGTGTATACCTCGGCGTAGGCCTGTATTCCCATTCTGTTTTCAGTTGCCTTCTTGGCTACCGCATCGAAAGCCTCACCAACATCACCGACAGTTTGCGGAAGAAGGCCGACCCTAGACTCAAGCGATTGCATGGTATCAGCAGTTTTCGCAATGTTTGCTATCGTTACCGCACCAAATACTGTAGCCAGAACACCACCAAGCGCATTAAAGGACTGAATAGTTTTGTCGACTTTGCCGTCTACTCTGTCCAGCCCTCGACCAACACTATCTGAGCCGGTAAGCCCGAGACGGATAAGCAGTTCTCGAATAACCATTTACTTCTCCATTGGCGCATTCAGATAGTCGGTCATCTCTATGAGGGCGTTGAGTTTAAGCAGGTCTTCGCAAGTGATTAGACCTGACTTAACTTCTGCCACAGTACACATATTTCTCATTATTGGACGCCACACCCAAAGCTCTGTCTCAACATCTTCCCTCAGCTTTCCCGGGTCGCGTTTTTCGACAGTGACTGCACCCGGCTTGCCAGTTCTTCTGGGCTTAATCCAAATAGGGTGAGAACTTTCGTAAAAAAAGGGGTGAAGTTGAGTTTAAGGACCTCCCAGCACAGCTCGAAGAAGTCGAAGAGCGTGTCTACAGTGAATACAAGGTTCATTGCGTTAGGGCTGTCTATCTTCTTCTCGTCAGTCACGCTAAAGGTGGATGAATCGCGCAGGATGGGGATGATGACATCCTCCAGCGTTTTCTCATCAATACCCGCCAGTAACTGAATTGCGTTTGCATCACCGCCTGAAGCCAGGCCTTTATCAAGCAGCGTTTTCAGTTTTACTAAGTGCTTTGCCGCAGCGAAGGCGTTCATTTTTGCGGCTTTAAACTCTTTGTCACCGATATGGAAAGTTGCGAATTCCTGAGACATATGGACCTCAAAAAACCGCCCGAAGGCGGCATTGTTAAACGTTGTTACCACCGAGTGAGAATTTCAGGTCAGCGCATTCAAAGGTGTAAATGCGTTCACCAACCTCGTTAGTTGAGAAGGCCACGTCGCCGAGCTGATAAAGCCACGCCTGTCCTGCTGCAATAACAGTGCGACCGGAGAAGTCAGTTACTGACACCGGATAAACTGCCTTGCCGTCCTGCGTTAATGAATCAAGGTTCATCAGGGCGGATAGTTCATCGTTGGCCGCAGATGTCTGTAAAAGATGCAGCTCGATCTGACCACGCTTATCCGTTACTCGCGCTCGACCTACTGAGCCGTCAAGACCAGCGCGTGATTCATAGAAGTTGGCGTTCTTACGGGCTGTAATGGAGTCTCCATCACTGAAGCCTGTTAATAGCAGTGGACCGATAGTGACAAACACTTCTGAGCCGTCATAAGAGCCAGTTAATTCAGCAGCCATAATTAGCCCTCGTAGCTATAGGTAAGTGAGCCGGTAATTTCAACAAGCTGGATGGCCCCAGCCAGAAGCGCCACAAACTCGATATAGAGAGTGCGGGTAGCTTTGATATCAGCAGATACGTCGGCTGCATTTGGGTAAGTGATGCGGAAGCCGGGGATTGTGTTGCCTTCACTGTCACGCTCGTCGGGTGCGATGCCGCCGGCCTGCTGCCCCTGAATTAGCGAGCCGTTCAGGTTGTTGACGATGAGCGCAATGCCGCCATTGGTGTAAGGAACTTTCTTCTGGCGAATCATCAGAGAAGCCATGTTCTTCTGAATTGTGTCAACCAGCCAGTCACGGAATCGTACAACATCAATCCATTCGCCAGAAGCAACCTTGCCCTTGTTAATCAGGTAGGTGTTTTCGGCGTACTGCTCGTAGGCGTTAGCGTTCTTCTGGAAGATGTAGCTCTGCTCTGTGTCGCTGAACTTGCTCGGCGTAATGGCCGCCAGTGATTTAAGCGCCCACGTTTCGCCACCAGGAGCGATGGTGAAGCATCGCCCCATCCATGCCATTTCAGGATATTCAGTAGCCGCAGCTTTGTGAGCAATTAACGCAGTGCGCAGATATTGCAGGTTCTGCAAC